ACATCTGCACCGGGTTCAAGCCATCCGAGTTCATCCTCGTAGGTGGTAGGCCTGCAATGGGCAAGACCCTGCTCGCCCTCCAAATAGCAATGAATCAGGCCATGGCCGAAATCCCCGTCGTGTTCTTCACGATGGAAATGAGTGCAGACCAACTGACCCAGCGGATGCTTTCCAACCTCGGAACGATGGACGGGGCAGCATTCCTAAAGCCCGACGAGCGAATCACTACTGAGCAGTTCCTGACCTTGGCACAAAAAGCCGACCAACTGAAAGGCAAGCCCTTGTATATCGTGGACTTGCACCAAGCAAACCTTGACCGAATCGAGGGCGAAATTGCTAAACTCAAGGCCAAGTTTGGAATCGTTGGCTTTTACCTCGACTACCTGCAACTCGTAGAGCCTGCGAAGATTGACAAGCCCAAGCCCAAGATTGAGCAGATGACCAACATCTCCAAGCAACTCAAAGCAATCTGCAAGAGGCAAAAGGTCTTCGGGGTCGTGGTTTCTTCGCTATCACGGGCAACGGAAGGCAGGTCCGACCATCGTCCCATCATGTCCGACCTTCGGGAAACCGGGCAACTGGAGTTCGATGCCGACAAAATCGCCTTTGTCTATCGCCCCTACGAACACGACAAGAATGCCGAGCAGGACCTGATGGAAGTCATCTTCCGAAAGAACAGGAACGGAAGCCTTAAAAACGCCCAAGTCCAATGTCAACTGCCCTACACCAAAGCCAACGAGTATCCAATATGACACCCGAATACACCCTGCAAGCAGCCTGCGTCAAGTTGTTCAAACTCTTGAAGCCCCACGAAGAAGGGCGATTGTTCCTGAACCTCAACAACCCCCGAAGCCGAACCAACGGTCATTTTCTCAAGGGCATCGGCCTGACCGCTGGGGTTGCAGACATGACCTACCTATCCGACAAGGGAGCCATCTTCTTGGAGTTCAAAGCCGAGAAAGGCAAGCAGTCCCTCTCGCAGAAGTGGTGGCAGGGTGTGGTCCAAGACGCAGGCTACCGATACGAGGTCATCAGGAGCGTTGAGGATTTTCAGCGAGTGGTTGCAAGTGTGGAATAGTTGTGTAGATTTGTGGTATGAGATACCTGCTACTGCTGCTTTTGCTCACCGCTTGCACCAACGACCGCCCTTGGAAGGTGATTGAGGTACGGGCCAAGGGGGATGCTTGCGAGTATGTGATATCCCGTTCCAACGGATTTGGCCCACAGATCAAGACCCTGACCGATTCGTGTGGTGCGTACAAACTATTTCAAACCTTAAGCCTATGAAACGATTCTTAGTATTTGCAGGTTATGCCTATTATCCTGAGGGAGGGATGCATGATTTTCAGGAGGACTTTGACACCTTGGAAGAGGCCAAAAGTTTTGAATCAAAAATCATAGAAAAATTTAAATCTATATGGAAGGATAACTGGAAGAGTTTCAATTGGACCGAGATTTGGGATTCGGAAACACGAACCCACGTTTAATACCCAATCGGGTATAATGTATAGAAAATCCCAAAATTTATACGCGTTCGGGTATAATATATAGAAAAACCCAAAATTTATACGCATTCGGGTATAATCGTCAGCCTACACGCTTACCAAACCTCCCCCAGCGTCAGCCTATAAACTTACCAACCAAACCCCAAACCCATGAAAACCACACCCACCGATTTCAGACGCTGGCAACTGCATATCCGCAAGGAGTGCGTCAACTGCAACCGTCCCGACAAATCCGAAACCATCAAGGCTTGGTCCGTGAACTGGACCCTGCTCGGTCGTATCCTCCAAGCCAAAAACGCCTGACCATGGAATGGATTAAATGCTTGGACCGGATGCCGACACCTTACGAGCCAGTCCTGATTTTCACGACCGACATGAATCAAGCCTACGCATGGCTTGGGGATGGCCGTTGGTACTACGAGCATCAAACTTGGTTCCTGACCGAAGTAAGCCACTGGATGCCTCTACCACCAAACCCATTCTAATGAAGTACGGTTCAGTTTGTTCAGGCATTGAGGCAGCCTCAGTCGCTTGGCACGACCTCGCATGGGAACCGCAATGGTTCTCCGAAATCGAGCAATTTCCCTCCGAGGTATTAAAACACCGATTCCCAACGGTCCCCAACTTGGGAAATATGACAACCATTAACCAAAACCCAATCGCAGATGAACGACCAATTGACCTTCTCGTGGGCGGAACCCCATGCCAATCCTTCTCCGTCGCAGGACTTCGCAAAGGTCTTGCTGACCCAAGAGGAAACCTCATGCTTACTTTTCTTTCAATCGCTGATAAATTCCGTCCCAAGTGGGTCGTCTGGGAAAATGTCCCCGGTGTATTGTCGTCCAACGGAGGAAGGGATTTTGGAACCTTCCTTGGGGCGTTGGGGGAACTCGGGTATGGGTTCGCCTATCGAGTTCTTGACGCTCAATACTTCGGAGTGGCACAAAGACGCAGAAGAGTGTTTGTTGTCGGATACCTTGGAGACTGGAGAGTTGCCGCAGCGGTTCTATTTGAGCGAGAAAGCCTGCAAGGGAATACTAAACCGAGCAGAAAAAAGAGGGAAGAAGTTACCTCCAATGCTCAAAGAAGCGTTGGAAATCGTGGCAAATCAACTGGAGCAAATCCGGAATTAATGGCAACCCTTTGCGCCAAAGATAACGAAAAGTGGGGATGTAATCAATGGGTAAATGAGGGAAAGGCTATTGTTGAACCGATAGCCATTCAAGATGTTAGGCCGATTGAAAAGGCTCAAAATGGTTGTGGATGGAACGATGACGGAACATCTTATACCGTTGACACAAAAGCCACTCAAGGAGTTGCCCAACCGATAGCCGTGGACACCTACAATTACACCACGAACGACCACACCACGCAAACCATTCGCTCACAATCCGATACGGAGCATATTGGAGCCGTGTTGCATTCAATGGCTATCCGAAGGCTGACCCCCAAGGAGTGCGAACGCTTGCAGGGATTCCCGGATGATTGGACCAAGGTTCCCTACCGCAACAAGGAAGCCGACCAATGCCCCGATGGGCCAAGGTACAAGGCTTGCGGAAACTCAATGGCCGTACCGGTGATGCGATGGATAGGAGAGAGAATAAACTTAATTGAATCAATGCTTTAACCATGGACCTAATCTCACGAACCATACTCGGCTACACGGCAGAGGTTGTCGGAGTCAGCCCCGATGATATATTGAGCAATGTCAAGACCCAAGAACTGGTCCTTGCTCGCAGCATCTTTGCCGACATCGCTTACTCGGAGTACCTCTACACCTACTGCCAAATCGGGCGAATCATCAAGAGGAACCACGCCACAGTAATGCACAACCTTGAAATCCTTGCGATAAACATGAGAGCAAGGCCCGACATCAAGTTTCTGCGTACACAAGTTTTGAACAGGACACGGGATTTTTTGCAACATTAACAAGAACCCCATCCATCTTTGCGTGAGTGAACGCAGAGAGCATCGTCCTTGACCTTTATCGAAGCGGAGAAATCCGCAAGGCTTGCCTCACCATCACGGGGGGCAATCCGCTTTGGAAGGACCTCGAACAAGAGGTCGTCCTGATTCTGCTGGAGAAAGACCCCGACAAGATTACCAAGATGCAGGTGCAGGGCTACCTGCGCTTCTACATCGTCCGTTTGATAATGAACCTGTACCGGGGCAACAACAACCAATTCGCCAAGAAGTACCGCCACCACGACGAGCGAGTAGAGGTGGACCCCGAAACCCAAGAACTGAGCAAGGACTACGACTCCCTGCTTGACGACCTTTGGGCCATCGCACAAAGCGAGATGGATTCGTGGGCCAAGGACGGAGCCTTTCCCTACGACAAAGAACTGCTGAACCTGCTTATGCAGACAGGCAACATGAAGGCCATGAGCCGGGAAACAGGCATCCCGTACAGGTCCATCATCTACTCCATCGAACAGGCCAAGGCCAAAATCAAAACCGCAATCGAGTCCAATGGATATACTGGTTTTTCCAATCCTGATTAGTGCCTTGACGACCCTTGCGGTCGTGGAGTTCCGGGTCCTGCCTTCGTGGTTCTACGCTTTGCCCTTCGCCAAGCGGAAGCCGTTTTCCTGTATGACCTGCTTCGGGTTTTGGCTTGGGGTTGCCCTGACCCTGCCAACCTGCCAATGGTACTTGGCCCCTATCCTCGGTCTTGCCTCATCTGCCACCGCAATAATCATCCGGGAATGGACCTTCAAATGACCAACGACCAGTTCATCGTGGCCCAAAAGCATCGCAAGTATTGGGACCAATACATCGCATCCCTGACGATGCGACTGCCACCCGATGCCGTTGGGGAACTGCAAGCCATCTTGACCGCTCACGGGCGACCCCCCACAAATTGGTGGTGCGCCGACTGCGTAAAATCGGCCCTCCAATACATTTACCTGCAAGCGGACCTGTTCCTTGAAGTCAACCAAAACACCATAACCTACCCCCTGAATGCCCCTGCCAACCCCGAACAATAACGAGTCAAGAGAAGGCTTCATCGGTCGCTGCATGAGCAATAACCAAACCAATGCAGAGTTCCCTGATACGGCTCAACGATTGGCCGTTTGTGGCTCAACGTGGGAGAATCACAAAAGGCAGCAGTTCGAGTCATACTCCGACTACGGCCAAGAGATTCGGTCGAATGCCAAGCGAGGGATTGAACTAAACGAGCGGAACGGCAACAAGTGTGCGACGCAGACGGGCAAAGTTCGTGCAGCAACTTTGTCCAAGGGAGAACCTATCTCGGTCGAAACCATCAAGCGGATGCACTCCTACCTCTCAAGGGCAGAAACCTACTACGACAATGCAGACGATACCTCGGACTGCGGTTACATCAGTTACCTCCTTTGGGGTGGCAAGTCGGCTCTCTCATGGTCAAGAAATAAACTCCGAGAACTTGGCGAACTCGAAGGCGAAGGATGATAGCGAAGCGCAAGTGCAGGCTCGGATGGACTCGCTGATGATGGTCATCACCACCCTCTGCGACTGCATCGGAGCGGTGGACGATTCCAATGCTCCGAACGCATTTGCGGTCAAGATGAAGATAGTGGACAAGATTGACGAACTCATAGATAAAATCGAATACTGATGCAACGAGTACCAATAGGCACAATCAAGAACAACCCGAACAACCCAAGGATTATCAAGGACGACAAGTTCAAGAAACTCGTGCAGTCCATAAAAGACCTACCCGAAATGGCCGAGGTTCGTCCCGTTGTGGTCAATACCGATATGGTTGTGCTTGGAGGCAACATGAGGCTCAAGGCCATGCGTGAGGCTGGATGGAAGGACGTGCCGATTCATGTTGTGGATTGGGACGAGGACAAGCAAAGGCAGTTTATCATCAAGGACAACGTAAGCGGAGGGGAATGGGATTGGGAGATGCTTGCGAATGAATGGGATACCGAGGAACTGCAAGAGTGGGGTCTTGACCTGCCCGACTTTGACAACGCCAAGGAACTGGAAGCGGAGGAAGATGACTACGAGATGCCTGACGAAGTGCAGACCGACATCGTGCTGGGCGACCTGTTTGAGATTGGTCCGCATCGTTTGCTTTGTGGGGATTCAACGGATAGCGATGCCGTTGCGAAGTTGATGGATGGGGAACTTGCCGACATGGTCTTTACAGATCCTCCGTGGAACGTGAACTATGGCGCAGTCAAAGAAGGTAACGCGATGGGATACAAGCCCAGAACGATTATGAACGATTCGATGTCTACCTCGGACTTTAAGGATTTCATGGGTTCAGCCTTTGCGATGATGGCTACGTACTCAAAGAAGGGGTGTCCAACTTACGTGGTGATGTCTGCCCAAGAGTGGGGAAACCTGATGCTTGCGCTTCATGAGAACGACTACCACTGGTCATCCACAATTATTTGGAATAAATCACACTTGGTAATGTCTCGCAAAGACTACCACACAAAGTATGAGCCAATTTGGTATGGATGGCTGAACGGAGCACCAAGACTCTGCCCGCTTAAAGACCGCAAGCAGTCCGATGTATGGGATGTTGACAGACCGACCAAGAGCGAACTTCATCCGACCACCAAGCCAATCGAACTGATCAACATCGCTTTAAAAAACAGTAGTGTTGCATCCAACCTCGTGATGGAGCTATTCACAGGATCTGGCTCAACGATGGTCGCATCGCATCAACTCAAGCGCAAGTGCTACGGCATGGAACTTGACCCGAAGTACTGCCAAGTCATCGTGGACAGGATGCTTAAACTTGACCCGACCTTGGAGGTCAAGAGGAACGGCCTGCCGTACAAAACAGGCGAATAACAGGCTATGCCGATACCCAACGAACATATCAATCAATTCAAGAAGGGGGAGTCAGGCAACCCCAATGGTCGTCCACGCAAGTACGTCAGCACCTTGGTTGACCAAGGGTACAAGCGGTCCGAAATCAACGACACCATCCAAAATATGATGGCCATGACCTTAGAGGAAGTCAAGGCGGTATGGGACAACCCAACGGCAACGGTCCTCGAAAAGACTATCGCCTCGGCCATCCGCAAGTCCATCGAGAAGGGAACGCTCTACTCCATGGAAACGCTGCTATCAAGGGTGTACGGTCAACCCAAGCAGGAGGTCGCTGCAACCATATCGCCTCAACCAATATGGCAGGGCGTAAAACTACAAGTTGACACCAACCACAACGGCAATCAAGATTGATGGATTCCGCAAGAGAGTCCGAATAGTCCAAGGCGGTTCATCGGCAGGCAAGACCTTTGCCATCCTGTCCTTGCTCTACTCCTATGCAGCCAACCCCGAATGCGGTCCGCTTGAGATTTCGGTAGTTTCCGAATCCATCCCCCACCTTCGCAGGGGTGCGCTCAAGGACTTCCTCAAGATGCTCAACATGACAGGGCTTTACCAAGAGGAACTATACAACCGAACGCTGCTCCGATATGACTTTCCGCATGGCTCTTACATTGAGTTCTTTTCCGCTGACCAGAGCGACAAGATGCGAGGGGCAAGGAGGGACGTGCTGTTTGTGAACGAGGCAAACAACATCACATGGGAAGCCTATCACCAACTGGCTATCAGGACAAGGACCGCCATCTACATTGACTACAATCCAGTCCGAGAGTTTTGGGCGCATACCGAATTGATGCAGGACATCGATGCAGAGTTCCTGCTTGTTACCTACAAGGACAACCAAGCCCTTGACCCTGCCATCATCCGAGAGATTGAGAAAGCCAAGACCAAAGCCGAAACGTCAGCCTATTGGGCGAACTGGTGGAAGGTCTATGGCCTCGGTCAAGTCGGGACGCTTCAGGGGGCCATCTACGAGGACTTCGAGGTGGTGGAGGGTATCGATGTCAGCCGTGCGAAATTCGTCGCCCTTGGGCTTGACTGGGGCTTTAGCAACGACCCAACCGCACTCGTAGCAATATACCGCCAAGGGGACTGCTTGCTGATTCAGGAACTGCTCTACTCCACGGGCCTGACCAACCAAGACATCGCAGACAAACTGCGGTCCTTGGGTATTACCCGGGCTTGGGAGATAGTTGCGGACTCTGCCGAACCGAAGAGCATCGAAGAAATCTACCGACTTGGCTTCAACATCAAGCCAGCGGAGAAAGGCCCCGACTCGGTCAGGAACGGGATTGACATCCTCAAGCGGTTCAAGTTGCAGGTTACCAAGGATAGCACAAACCTTATCAAAGAACTGCGG